ATGTCTTTAACGTGTATGCCAGCATTGTTTTTGGGGCATGGCAGCCCGATGAACGTGCTGGACGATAACGATTATACCCGCGCCTGGCGGCGATTGGGGGAAGCCCTACCGCGACCACAGGCGATAGTGGTGGTGTCGGCGCACTGGTATACCCGTGGGACTGGCGTCACAGCGATGGAAAGGCCGCAAACTCTCCATGATTTTGGCGGTTTTCCGCAGGCGCTGTATGACATGCATTATCCGGCTCCTGGATCGCCTGCGCTGGCGCAGCGTCTGGTTGAACTGTTGGCTCCCGTTCCCGTCGCGCTCGATAAAGAGGCGTGGGGATTTGATCACGGCTCCTGGGGCGTATTGATCAAGATGTACCCGAATGCGGATATCCCGATGGTGCAGCTTAGTGTTGATAGTACCAAACCGGCGGCATGGCATTTTGAGATGGGTCGTAAACTGGCGACGCTGCGTGACGAAGGTGTGATGCTGGTGGCTAGCGGGAATGTGGTTCATAACCTGCGGACTGTGCGTTGGCACGGTGACAATATACCGTATCCCTGGGCGGCGTCATTTAATGACTTTGTGAAAGCCAACCTGACGTGGCAGGGGCCGGTGTATTGATTCACGAGAAGTACGAAAAAAAACCGGGAGGACATTGGATTGTTCGGGATTTGACGGGATTAGATTTGGTGGGGCTTGCAAGCCTGTAGGCTAAATTTTAGCCGTTAAGCCTTGAAGCGCGAAAGATTGTTAGAAATAGCTTTTGTTTCATTGAAGACACGAAAAGCAATTACCTCACAAATCATTTCAATTGCAGCTTCAAAAATACTTCAAAACCGATAACAACCAAGCCTTTGGTAAATGATGTATATCAAAAACAGCTCCCGCCGTTTAAGTATCTTACATCCTTGGTTATTGGAGGTGAAGTGTGTGTCTTAGATAGTACCTGGTTGTTATACGGCTTTCTTCGCATCTTGTGGTTCCTGCGAAGGAACTACAAGACCTTCCTGTTCATGAATACCATACTTTGACAAAATCTCTTGGCGAGTTTCTGACGGTAATTTATGCAGCATCAAAGCTGTTTGTAGTGTTTGGCGATCAACACCCAGCGTCGCCAATAGGGTGTCGGCGGAGATGGTGGGGCGTTCATGCATTAACCCAGAAAGCCCGTATTTAGCCATATTTAGTTCTATTTCTCGGACTTCATTCTCTCCTAATTTATTGATTAACAGAGAGAACATTTTCAATGTGTCAGCATTCATTTCTTCGATAGAAGTTTTCTGCATAGCTGGTATTACTGGGATATACTCAACCCCAGGTCCGCGACGTCCTTCTTGCGAACGCTTCGGCCATCCTTCTTTCTTCGCTCGTTTGTGCACACCCTGTATTGTCCCCGGCATTCCGTCCAGTTCAGCAATTTGTTTGGGCGTCATCCACTGGTTTATCTCTTTTAAAGTTTTCATAAACTAAGTTTACCAAATTTATTTGCATAAAAATCAATGCATTGCAAGATAATTCATGTCATTTCAAATAAACCAGTTGAGTTTATCTGGTTTATATGACAATGTATAAGACAGATAATCAAGACAGATTATCTGTTTTGATAACCCTTTATCATACGCAATATGGTTGATGTGTGAAAGATGAGTAACGATTGGCATCGGGCCGATGTGATTGCGGCCCTCAAAAAAACAGGAATCCCTCTGGCAAAACTGTCCAGACGTTCAGGCTATTCAACCGGGACGCTTGCAAATGCATTGGTCAGACCATGGCCCAAAGGTGAACGCATTATTGCTGATGCCTTAAACATGAAACCTGAGGAAATTTGGCCCAGTAGATATCTAAGGGATCACAATGAGAGAGTGGATATCAGCAATTGAATGCACGGGTTTATCTGGTTTACCTGGTTCATTAATGGGGATACACAAAAGGGCACAGAGAGAAGGATGGCTCAAGAGAAGAAGAGAAGGGATTAAAGGAGTTGCTTATGAATACCATATATCTTCTCTTCCTAACACTGCCCGAGCTGAGGTTTTGCTCCAACAAGGAGAGATTGAAACAAGCCAGGGGCGTTTTGAAGTCGCCCGCCCCCTGCTGGAAGCCCACGATTATGATCGTGAGGCATTGTGGAGCAAATGGGATAAAGCCAGCGACTCCCAGCGCAAACTTGCTGAAAAATGGTTGCCAGCGGTTCAGGCTGCGGACGAAATGCTGAACCAGGGGATTTCGACAAAAACGGCATTTGCAACCGTTGCAGGACATTACCAGGTCAGTGCATCCACTTTGCGTGACAAGTATTACCAGATACAGAAGTTCGCGAAGTCTGACTGGGCGGCAGCGCTTGTTGATGGACGTGGCGCATCCCGTCGCAACGTTCACAAAAGTGAATTTGACGAGGATGCCTGGCAGTTTCTGATTGCAGATTATCTGCGCCCGGAAAAGCCCGCTTTCCGCAAATGTTATGAGCGTCTGGAACTGGCAGCACGTGAGCATGGCTGGAGTATTCCCTCCCGTGCCACGGCCTTTCGCCGGATTCAGCAACTGGACGAGGCAATGGTTGTTGCCTGCCGTGAAGGTGAACATGCACTGATGCACCTGATACCGGCACAGCAGCGAACTGTGGCACATCTGAACGCCATGCAGTGGATCAACGGCGACGGTTATCTGCATAACGTCTTCGTGCGCTGGTTTAACGGTGATGTGATCCGTCCGAAAACATGGTTCTGGCAGGATGTGAAAACCCGAAAAATTCTGGGCTGGCGCTGCGATGTGAGCGAGAACATTGATTCAATTCGCCTCTCGTTCATGGATGTGGTGACACGTTACGGCATCCCGGAGGATTTTCACATCACCATTGATAACACCCGTGGTGCTGCGAACAAATGGCTGACGGGGGGCGCACCTAATCGCTACCGCTTTAAAGTGAAAGAGGACGATCCAAAGGGGCTGTTTTTACTGATGGGGGCGACCATGCACTGGACAAGTGTTGTTGCTGGTAAGGGCTGGGGCCAGGCAAAACCTGTTGAACGTGCTTTCGGTGTTGGTGGCCTTGAGGAATATATTGATAAGCATCCAGCACTGGCTGGTGCATATACGGGGCCAAATCCCCAGGCGAAACCTGACAACTACGGTGATCGCGCCGTTGATGCCGGGCTGTTTCTGGAAACCATTGCCGAAGGTGTGGCGATGTTTAATGCCAGAACAAACCGTGAAACAGAAATGTGCGGGGGCAAACTTTCGTTTGATGACGCTTTTGAGCGTGAATACGCCAGAACGATTGTGCGTAAGCCTACCGAAGAACAAAAACGGATGCTGTTACTGCCTGCCGAGGCGGTGAACGTTTCACGCAAAGGTGAGTTTACGCTTAAAGTGGGCGGCACCCTAAAAGGCGCAAAAAACGTTTATTACAACATGGCGCTGATGAATGCCGGGGTAAAAAAAGTTGTGGCTAGGTTTGATCCGCAGCAGTTACACAGCACAGTTTATTGTTACACCCTGGACGGTCGGTTTATCTGTGAAGCGGAATGTCTGGCCCCTGTTGCGTTCAATGACGCTGCGGCTGGCCGTGAATACAGTCGCCGCCAGAAACAACTGAAGTCTGCGACTAAAGCAGCTATTAAGGCGCAGAAACAAATGGACGCACTGGAAGTGGCTGAACTGCTGCCGCAGATAGCCGAACCGGAAGCGCCAGCGTCACGGGTTGTGGGGATATTCCGTCCACATGGTAATCCGGCCAGGATTAAATATCAGGAGCCGGAAGATGAATATACCGATGCAGTGGATACATCATTAAATAATTCACTGGATATTCTGGAACAGAACCGACGCAAAAAAGCCATTTAATTAACGTTTAAACAAAATTTAATTACGGGGTCATTCAGATGAATATTTCCGATATTCGCGCAGGACTGCGCACGCTTGTAGAAAGTGAAAAAGCGACTTATGCACAAATTGCCCGCGAGTCAGGCGTGGCCGCAGGAACGTTAAGTGCATTCGTGAATAACAAGTACAACGGTGATAACGAGCGGGTCGCACAATCGCTGCAACGCTGGCTGGAAAACTACCACCGTGCCGCCGAACTACCGGAGCCACCGCGTTTTGTTGAAACCCAGACGGCAAGGCAAATCTGGACAAGTATGCGTTTTGCCAGCCTGACTGAAAGTATTGCTGTTATCTGCGGTAATCCTGGGGTGGGTAAAACCGAAGCTGCCCGCGAATACCGCCGCACCAATAATAACGTCTGGATGATCACTGTCACACCGTCATGTGCCAGCGTTCTGGAGTGCCTTACAGAGCTGGCCTTTGAGCTGGGGATGAATGACGCACCGCGTCGCAAGGGGCCGCTCTCCCGCGCCCTGCGCCGTCGCCTTGAAGGGACGCAGGGGCTGGTCATCATCGACGAGGCCGATCATCTTGGTGCTGAAGTTCTGGAGGAACTTCGCCTGTTACAGGAATCAACCCGTATTGGTCTGGTTCTGATGGGAAATCATCGCGTCTATTCAAATATGACGGGGGGTAACAGAACGGTCGAATTTGCGCGCCTGTTCTCCCGTATAGCGAAGCGAACGGCCATAAATAAAACCAAAAAGGCCGATGTGAAAGCGATTGCTGACGCCTGGCAGATTACCAGCGAAAACGAGCGGGAATTATTGCAGCAGATTGCCCAGAAGCCCGGAGCACTTCGCATTCTGAATCACTCACTGCGTCTGGCGGCCATGACGGCGCATGGCAACGGTGAGCACGTAAACGAAGATTATCTGCGTCAGGCGTTCCGTGAATTAGATCTGGACGTCGATATTTCAACGCTGCTGCGTGATTAAGGGGAGCAAAATCATGATGGCCCGGAATATAAAACTGGCGACGGAAGTAAAGACCTGGTTACAGGAGCGCGGTAGTCACGTCAACGAGTCCTGGCTGGGTGTGGCCCGCCCGATACTGGAAATCACCTGCCCGCCACCGGAGCTGGTCAGGAGCGCTGTCAGAATTATGGAGCATAAATCAGGGGTTGCCCGTTCGGTATGGACGGCCCGTTTTAATGGTTGCCAGATTATCTGGCGTTAATAACGGCTTATTTATTTGTGAGGAATAGCAAAATGGCAAAAGTAATCTTTGAATTTAATTGTGTGGATAATATCGAGTATCAGAGGAAAGACGCTCTGGGCGTGGGTATGACCGTGCGAGCGGTTGAACTTTCTCCGGAGGAAAAAACCGGACCGCATGATGCGCTTGCGTGCATTGTTGAGAGCATGGCCTCTGAAATCATTAAAAAAGCGATCCAGGAGTTGTTGAAATCAGCCAGAGAGCTTGGACTGGAGGCTGAGGGCGAATTATTCAGCTATAACCCTGATGCAGCTAAATATTAATTTATGAAAGGACTCTGACTATGAATAACCAAATCAGAAACGAAATCCAGGCATTAATTCGAATTAAAATGCGTAATAACAATGGCGGAGACTTACGCGAGTTTATTTGCGCGCGCGAAGTTGAGGGGTATGGCGAAAAGACTTACCTGATTGCATTTGACCATTACAGCATTTGTGCGCGTTATTGCGGGGAGGGGGTATTCCACGCCATTGCGTTTGGCGGTGCATTCAATGTGGATTTATGGGAGTACGTCATGGATCGTGAATACATCAGTGCATCAGACCCGAAAGCCCGTGAAATGTGGCAGAACATCTGGCGCGATTACCGGCGAATGGCGAAAGGCTGGTCGTTGGGTACTTACTCCTCCCTTGCCCTGAAAGCAGTTCAGTTATCGCTGCGACATATTCCGGCTGCGCTGCGCGAACTCCCGGTGTGCTGACAGGAACACAGTATGAAGAATGCGCGTAAACGCTGGTTGCGTGAAGACCGGGAGTTTGTCAGGGCTAATGCCGGGAAAATGACAACTGAAGAAATGGCAGAAAAACTCAGTGTTTCCGTTGGTGCCTTGCAGACGTATGCATCCCGAAACGGTATCAGCCTGAAGATGTTTTGTGCCACTGAACATGACATCAGTCTGTGCCGGGAACTCTATAAAGAAGGTCTGACTATCAGAACCATCGCACGAAAAATGGAATTAAGTAACCAGGCTGTATTCTGCATCGTATACAGCGGATATTAATTAACAGGAGCTTTATTTATGGCTAAACAGGTAAAACGTATCAGAAGTGCCGCAGCGGCTTATGTTCCACAGTCCCGCGATGCCGTGGTGTGTGATATTCGCCGGATTGGTGACCTGCAACGCGAAGCGGCACGGCTGGAAACGGAAATGAATGACGCCATCGCTGAAATTACTGAGAAATACGCCTCACAGATTACGCCGCTTAAAACCAGTATTGAAACCCTTTCAAAAGGCGTTCAGGGATGGTGTGAAGCGAACCGTGACGAACTGACGAACGGCGGTAAGGTTAAAAGTGCTAACCTCGTAACCGGCGATGTGCAATGGCGTCAGCGCCCGCCATCGGTAAGCATTCGCGGCGTGGATGCGGTGATGGAAACGCTGGAGCGTCTGGGCCTGCAACGTTTTATCCGCACGAAACAGGAAATCAACAAGGAAGCGATTTTACTGGAGCCGAAAGCGGTCGCAGGTGTTGCCGGAATTACGGTTAAATCAGGCATTGAAGATTTTTCCATTATTCCGTTTGAACAGGAAGCCGGTATTTAATACCACGATTAATATTTAATTAGTTCACTTTCTTTTAATTGTGGCGCGATGCGTCAGGGGATTGCTCGCGCCTGAATCTGAAATGGTGATATTTATGACGAATCAGGAAATGAAAGAATGCATTGTCTCTTTATGTGCGTGGCATAAAGCACGCGTAGAGGAATGCCGTCGGTTTATTGATAAAGAAGATGCGGATATTACTTTCGACATTGACGGCGAAAAATGCGTTATCCCGGCACATTCACATGAAGCAAAACTTATGAGACTCGGGGCAGAAACTGCTCTTTTCATGTTCGAAAAATTTCCTGTAACGCTGAATGTAAAGGATGACGAAGATGACGACGACGAGGAATAAACAACAGGTGCCGGAAATAACAGCGGCGATGCTGATTAAAGACAGCGCCGAATGTCTGGCATCAGTGCCGGATCTGATTCAGAGGGCGAACGCCAGCAATCTGCGTCGTGCTGCCACCTTTATTCGGATGGGAGTTGCCCGCCAGATGATGATTGCGCAGCTTTGTATGCGCGAAGCGCAGCGCCTCGAACGTATGGAGGCAAACGGTGATTAAGTCGGTAGGTTTTCTGCTGCTGGTTGGTACATGTGGGCGTGATGCCTGTGATGCCATTCCGGTAACAGAAAAAATCTGGCCCACAGAGCAGGTATGTATGCAGGTGCTGGAGCACATGCAAAAACGTTATCCCAATGAAATCTTTTATTGCGAAGAGGTATTAAGAAATGAAAGTACAGAACATTACTGATGCTGACTTGATGGCTGCCACATTAATTTCCAGTGGCATATCAGAACAAAAGGTGAATGATTTTCTGAATAATGTTGTGTATCAACGTTATGAGCAGGCCAGAGAAGATTTAATTTCAGAAAAGCGCGCGATAATCGCTGAATCATTAAGTTATGCATGGATTATCGAAGAGTTGCGGCGAATCATTGCCGGTCAGGATAAAGTGGCGGCAGTTGCCGCCCTTGATGTGCTACAGCGAATGAGTAAGGAGTTATTCAATACCGAGTTTCTTTTTAAATAACTGAGTTAAAAACCCCTTGCCGAGGTCTTTGACAAGATCAAACGGGGCTTCGGCAAATTCTTTTTTGATTCGTTCAAGAATAGGTTTTTGATGCAATGCATTGGCAAAATCATGTCCGTCCTGAGTCAGCCTTATTGGTATGTTTCGCCAGCCAATACCTGTTGTAGTGAACTTCAGACCGATGCACTCCGGGGTACCGGTTTGCAGATCTCTGTTACCGATAAGACCATTTTCGACGAGCAGTAATAAATGAAATATCAGTTTTTCATCATCGTCGGTTGTGTCGATTCCAACATCCTTAAGGGTAATAAATGCGCTGTCTGCATTCAGGAAAGTATCAAGGATTCTTGCCAGTTCATCGTAATCAATTTTCATATCTCATTCCTTAATATGAGAGGTGACAAAATGAGCCGCACATCGCTTATTAGGTTAATTCATGTCGCCCGTCGTGATCTACAACTCGACGATGACACTTACCGCGCCTTTCTGGTGCAGTGCACAGGCAAAACCAGTTGCCGCGAGCTGACCGTCGCACAACTGGAACGGGTGCTCGATGCCATGAAAGAGCGCGGTTTTAAGAAGCAGAAAAAACATCCCCGCCGTCGCTTTAAGGGGCATGTCACACCACGCGAGAAGATTTACAAAATCTGGCATCAGATGTTTCAGGATGGCTTTGTCGCTGATGGTAGCGACACTGCGCTGGACAAATACGTTGAGCGCCTGACAGCCAGGCGTAATGGCGGTCAGGGTGTTTCCACGCTGGCCTGGTGTCACGGAGAACCATTGCAGATTGTGCTCGAAACGCTCAAACAGTGGCATATGCGTTGCATCCGTGACGCCTTTGCCCGACATGGTGTGCCTTTACCTGTAAGCCCATCCGGGCGGGAGCTGCGCGGCTATGATGCACTGACCAGTGCGTATGCCTGCGCCAGAAACAGCGGGAGAATTGCTGTATGAAACAGATGAAGATGAAAGAGCAGGATTTATTCGAAGACCTCCGGGACGACAGCGTTCTGGAATACCTTCATGATTACCAGGAAAAAACCGCTTATCCGGCGTTACTTTCAGAGCTGAACGCCCTGTTGCGTAAAGAGCTGGCCCGGATTGACGCGAACCCTGACCACTCCCTTGAACTGGTTGTGGCGATTTGTCGCCATATCGGGGGAATGCAGGTTTACGTGCCGAGAGGGCATATTCTGGAGAATCTGATCAGGGATATGCGCATCTGGCGTGATTTTAATGGTCGCAATATTCCGGAGCTGGTTAAGCGTTACAGGGTGACGTATAAAACCGTCTACAAGGCCATCAAGCGAATGCGACGGCTGGAGCGTAATAAATATCAGCCGGATTTGTTTTACCACTCACCGAACTTGTCCCGCCCCGTTCGTCGTCCGCCACGACGCCCTTAATAAGGAAGCCGGTAAATCCGGCTTTTTTTATGCCTCCGGCACCATGAAGCAGACCACATAAATCGGCTTCAGAGGTGCTTTTATGGAAAACCTGAAATTCTCGCCAGCCTTTGAACATGCGCTGAATTTTATTCTGCGTCCTGATATCGAAGGTGGCTATGTCAATGACCCCACCGACCGTGGCGGCGAAACGAAGTACGGCATATCCGACCGCCGCGACGGCGTGATTGATGGCAGAACTGACGTCAACGGCGACGGCAAACCCGACACCCGCATCAAAGATTTAACCCGCGAACAGGTCGCGCAGATTTACTGGCGTGATTACTGGCTGCCTGCCGGGTGCGACCAGTGGCCCGATGGTGTGGCAATGTTTGTGTTTGATGCCGCTGTTCAGCACGGCGTCAAAAAAGCCGTTCAGTTTTTACAGGCTGCCGCTGATGTGTCTGCCGATGGCATCATCGGCCCGCGTACCCGTCAGGCCGTGAGTCTGTCCACCCCGGACTGGCTGCTGACCCGCTGCCTTGTCCGCCGTTCCCGCTTTTATGCCGACATCATCAAATCCAGACCCGCCCAGGGCAAATACCTGAATGGCTGGTTTAACCGCATGGAAAAACTGACCGACGCCTGTCTGGAAATTATCGACAACGCGCCGTCCGTCGCGCGGGGGTGATATGGGGAAAGGCTGGGATGCCTCACTGAAAGCCGGGCGGCGTGACCGCCTGCGTCAGGAGGTTTTACACCGCATGGCCGGAGGGCCGCCCCCGAAACCGGTGGACTATACCGGCCATGACGGCACACACGCCAGCTACTACATGCGTGGCTGGAACACCGTGGATACACGGGACATTTTCTGGCAGTGCCAGAAGTACAGGGAAAAATTCAATGCACAGAATGAATAGTCTTTTTTATCGCGTTATGTACTCCCGCTTTATGTTGTCCAGATGGACGTATCTGTGGCTGTCGGCGGCGCTGTTTCTGGCGGGCTTTCTTGCCGGATTGCGGGCGTGCGCCGTCATGGTACTGGCATACGGCGCGGCACTCTGCCTGATTCACAGCTTTCAGTTGGGCAACGTGCCTTATCGCCTGCAACCCAAAAGGCGCTGCCGGGCCGCTTCACTTCGTATTGTCGTGTGGTCATGGGTGGTCTGGGCCGTTGGTTTTTTCATGCTGACATTCAGCCTTCTTTATCTGAAGGAGCCTTATCAGCTGGCGTTCTGGCTGGGCGGTATCTTTTGCGCGGCACTTTATAAACACCAGCGCCGTTTTCATAAGGGGGATTCATGGATCCGTTAACCCTTTCAGGCATCGCCTCCGTTCTGCTGAAAGCCGGGCCGGGGCTGATTCGTTCTGTCGGGCGCTGGTTCGGCGGCGGCACTGCTGCCGCTGCGGATTCTGTTGCCGGAATGGTTGAGAGCGTCCGGGATAACCTGCCGGAAGCCGAGCAGCAACGCGTTCTGGAACAGAAAATGGTGATGTTGTCGCCGGAACAGTTAATGCAACTGGAAACCCTGAAATTTCAGTTACAACAACTGGAAGTGGAGCGCCAGAAAATGTTGCTGGCTGACCAGCAGGCGGCGCATCACGAACAGCAGGAAACCATCCGCAATGGTGACAACGCCACGGACAGCTATGTGCGCCAGACGCGCCCGCTGCTGGCCCGCCTTTCCTGTTACAGCAGTCTGGCCTATGTACTGTTGCTCTCCTGCGGCCAGATTGCCGGAGCCATTGCCGGTGCCAAAGGTATCACGCTGCATATGCCGTCACCGGACTGGGATATCACGCTGATGTTGCTTACCCCGGCGCTGGGCTATCTCGGCGTAAGAACCCTTGACGGCTTTGCCCGCTACAGCAAATCAAGCCGTCACAAAATGTCTGCGGGGCTGAAATGACCGACGAAATCGACCGCATCAGTGAAGTGGTTCTGAACGAGCGTCAGAGCGTCGTTCAGGCCTGGCAGACGCGGACAAAAGAAGCGCCCCACAGTCGGGGCTTCTGCAACGACTGCGGGAACGTTATTCCGGCACAGCGCCTTGCGGCGCTGCCGGATGTGGTGACCTGTATTGACTGTCAGCAGATGCGGGAACGCAGGAGGAAAACGTGTCCTGGGAAATGATCAGAGCCAACTGGCCCGTTCTGTGGGCATTGCTGATGACAGGAATAAACCTGCTTCAGCTGATTCTGGCGAAGACCTACGTCAAACGCGAAGAGTTTGATTTGCTGCGTTCCCGCGTGTCGGTGATGGAGAGCCAGGTGCATCAGCTACCTGATCGTGATGAGTTCCACCGCCTGCAACTGGATATCAGCAACCTGCGGGGGGAAATCAAAGAGCTGGGGCCATCCATCCGCCAGGTATCCCGCATCAGTGATTTGTTATTAGAGAACGAGTTAAAGGAAAAAAATTAATGGCGATGAAAGAGATCCTCACTGAAGACCGTCGTCTGGTGTTGCTGCGTTCCCTGCTGGACTGTGGCGACAGCGCGAATGAATCCGTGTTGCAGACCTGCCTTCAGGCCTACGGCCATAAGGTATCCCGTGATGTGGTGCGCACCCAGCTTGCATGGCTGCGCGAGCAGGGGCTGGTTCGTCTGTCTGATGTGGGCGGCTGTTACGTGGCGGAAATCACCGGCAGCGGCGAGGATGTGGCAAACGGTCTGTCCGGCGTGCCGGGCGTTAAAAAACCCCGCGCGAGGGATTAGTCGTGAACCGTAAAAAGAACCCGATAAGTAAAGCGCCCCGTGATGAACTCCGTCGTCTGGCGCACAACCTGACATGGCGGGAAATCCGGAGCGGCGCACTGAAATCTGCATACGAAAGTTTACTGCGTGATGAGCAACAGGAGGGTGCACATGGAAAATGAACAACGCCCCACCCGTGGCCGTCTGTCCAAAGTGGATTTACTCCCGGACAGCATCCGGGAACAACTGCATCAGATGTTGCGGGAAAAACGGCACACGCAGGAAGAAATCCGCGAAGCCATCAACGCCCTGATTGACGAACACAACCTGCCGGAGGACATGCAGTTAAGCCGGACGGGCTTAAACCGCTATGCCAGCCGCATGGAAAAAGTTGGGGCAAAAATCCGCGCCTCCCGCGAGATGGCCGAGGCCTGGGCGGCCAGACTGGGGGCCGCGCCGACATCAGACGTCGGCAAGCTGCTGATGGAGTTTGTGAAAACGCTGGCTTTTGAAACCTCCATGTCGATGGCGGAAGAAGACAAACCCATTGCACCAAAGGCGCTGGGGCAACTGGCGCTGGTTGCCCAGCGTCTGGAAGCGGCGGCCATGACCAGCCATAAACGCGAGAAAGCGATCCGCGATGCGTTCGCGCAGGAAATGGCAGAGAAAACCGAAGAGCTGGTCAGAACGGGCGGTCTGTCAGGCAGTACGGCTGACACCATCAAACGAGACATTCTGGGGATTAGCGCATGACACAGATGAGTGCATTCAGTGAATACGATGTTCTGCTGCCGTATCAGAAACGCTGGGTGGCGGATGATTCAAAGTTGAAAATCGCCGAGAAATCCCGCCGTACCGGTTTAACCTGGGCGGAAGCGGCAGATGCGGCGCTGACGGCATCGCTGAAGAAGGAAGACGGCGGGCGAGATCACTTTTATATCGGTTCAAACAAGGAGATGGCCCGCGAATTTATCGACGCCGTGGCGATGTGGGCGAAAGCGTTTAATGCGGCAGCGGAAGAAATCTGCGAGGAAGTGATCACCGACGAAGACAAGGACATTCTGACGTTCGTCGTGTACTTCGCCAGCGGCTTTAAGGTCAAGGCACTGTCCAGCAACCCGAGCAACATTCGCGGTATGCAGGGGAATGTCACCATCGACGAAGCCGCGTTTCATGAAAAACTGGATGAGGTACTCAAGGCGGTCACACCGCTGACCACGTGGGGCGGCAAAATTCGCCTTATTTCCACCCATGATGGCGTGGACAACCCGTTTAACCAGCTGATTCAGGAAAGCCGTGCGGGCAAAAAAGATTACCGCATTCACACCATCACGCTGGACGACGCCTGCAATGACGGCCTGTACCGGCGTATCTGTCAGGTGCGTGGCATGGTGTGGTCACCGGAAGCCGAGGCGGAATGGAAAGAAGGCCTGCTGCGAAATACCGCCACCCGCGAAGATGCACTGGAGGAATATTACTGCGTCCCGAAAAACGGCGGCGGCACGTATATCCCCCGCTCACTGCGTGAACGTGCGGCCCGTGGCACCGGGAAAGTCCTGCGCTTTACCGGCACACCGGAATTTAACGCACTGACGGAAAGCCAGCGCCGGGCAGAAATCCGGGAGTGGCTGGAAACGGTGGTGCGCCCTGAGCTGGAAAAACTCCCGCAGAACCTGCGCCACTGTCTGGGGGAAGACTTTGCGCGTTCGGGTGACCTGACCGTACTGGCCCCGGTGACGGTGAACGATGACACCACCCGCGAGGTGCCGTTCCTGGTTGAGCTTGGCAATGTGCCGTTTAAGCAGCAGGAGCAGGTGCTGTTCTGGCTTTGCGATCGTCTGCCCCGCCGTGACGGTATCTGGATGGATGCGCGGGGGAATGGTCAGTATCTGGCAGAACAGGCGGCGGAGCGGTACGGCGATGAGGTGGAACAGGTGATGCTGTCCGTGGCGTTCTACCGCGAAAACATGCCCCGCTTCCGTGCGGCGTTTGAAGATGATGAGCTGATCCTTCCGAAGCATGAAGACGTGATAAACGACCTCGGGGCTATTCAGTTACTGCGTGGCGTTCCCGGCATTGATGATTCACGAACCAAAGGCAGCGACGGTCACAAACGTCATGGTGACGCCGCAGTGGCGATATTCCTGGGCTTCCTTGCCAGCCGGGAAGACTGCCGCCGTTACGAACTGCACCGTCTGAACCGCCCGGCGAAACCGGAAGAACGCAACGAACGCCGCCAGATGAAACTGACGCGCGGCCTGAAAAATGAGGGAGGGTTACTGTGAACCTGAAACAACTGACCGGGGCCGTTCGTCGTCTGCTGAACCCGGCCACCGGTGAGGAAGACACCCTCCGGAAGGAGGTGCTCGATGAAGCGCAGGCCCGCCCGCGTCATGCAGGCGTACGTTCCGCCTCGCCGGGCATCAGCATTGCTTCCGGGCTGAATCCCGGCAGGCTGGCAGGCATTCTGCGCAATGCCGCCGACGGCACCACGCGTGATTTTTTTATCCTTGCCGAAGAGATGGAAGAGCGTGATTTGCATTACGCCTCGGTGTTGCGCACCCGCAAGCTGACGGTGGCGGGCATTGAGCCGGTGGTGGTGGCCGCCAGTGATGACGATGCCGACGTGCAGCTGGCGGACGCCATCCGTGAACTGATGGACGCGCCGCAAATCCCCGAGCTGATGTTTGATCTGCTCGACGGTCTGGGGAAAGGTGTGGCGGTCTGTGAAATCCTGTGGCACACCCGCAGCAACCACTGGACGCCCCGTGATTATGAGTGGGTCGATCCCCGTTTCCTGAAAACCGAAAAGCCCACGCTGCGCCAGTTCCGCCTGCTGACTGACGACGAGCCGGTGGAGGGCGTACCGCTGACGCCGGGAAAATTCATTGTTCACCAGCCGCGCCTGAAATCCGGCCTGCCGCTGCGTAATGGTCTGGCCCGTCTGGTGGCCGTGATGTACATGCTGAAATCCTTTACCGTGCGCGACTGGTGGGCGTTCGCGGAGAAGTTTGGCATTCCGGTCACGGTGGGGAAATACGGCCCCAATGCCACGCCAGAACAAATCCGCGTGCTGATTGACGCGATTGCGTCCATTGCCTCGGATGCCGGGTGTGCCATTCCGCAGTCCATGCAACTGGAGATGCAGGAAACTGCCAGCCGGAATAACGGCGGTGCGCTGTTCCGTGAAATGGCGGAATGGTGCGATGCGCAAATCAGTAAGGCCGTGCTGGGGCAGACCATGACCACGGATAACGGCAGTTCGCGCGCGCAGGCGGACGTACATAACCAGGTACGTATGGACATTGTGCGCTGGGATGCGCGGCAACTGGCTAACACGCTGAATGAATATCTGGTGCGGCCCTACATTGAGGCCAACTACGGGCCGCAGGCGCACTACCCCCGTGTTGTTCTGCGTATCAGTGAAGCAGAAGATCTGAAGGCACTGACAGACGCCGTGGTGCCGCTGATTGACCGGGGGATGCGGGTTCAGGAATCGGAACTGCGGGATCGGTTCGGCCTGGCTGAACCGGACGAAGGGGCTGATGTTCTGCATCCGGTTTCCGCCGGAATGCCGGGTGATATGGCGATGAACCGCGAGCGCGTCGCCCTGAACCGTGAACACCCCGACGAACTGGCGCAGATGGTGGATGATGCCCTGCGTGACTGGCAGAAAACCGGCGAGGCGTTCACGAACCCGGTGCTGACGCTGGCGCAGGAATGCGACAGTTTTGATGACTTTCTGAGGCGTCTGCCTGAGCTTCAGGCGACGCTGAACGCGGACGACTTTGCCCTGCAACTGGCGGAGGTGTGCTTTAAGGCGCGTGCGCTGGGAGACACCGGCCATGCGTGAAACCCTTATCCCGAAAGAGGCGCTGGCGTGGCTGAAGGCGAAGACGCTGCGCCCCGGTTTTGATTACCGGGATGTGTGGCGGGAAGAACACCGGAACGGCTTCACCGTGGCAAAAATGCTGCAACTGGATTTGTTGTCGGATGTGAAAGCCCTCGTGGAAGACGCCCTGCAAAGCGGGCAGACGTTCAGCGAGTTCCGGGAGGCGCTGCAACCGCTGCTGATAAAACGCGGATGGTGGGGCGTACAGGAGATGGATGATCCGCTGACGGGCGAAACCCGCACCGTACAGCTGGGCAGCGACCGCCGCCTCCGCACGATTTACGATACCAACATGCGCACCGCCCGCGCGGCGGGCCAGTGGGAACGCATTCAGCGGACCAGGCGGGCCATGCCGTATCTGATTTACGAGCTGGGGCCATCCCGTGAACACCGGGCGGAGCATGTGAAATGGGCACGTCTGTGCCTGCCGGTAGATCATCCGTTCTGGCAGACGCATTTTGCCCCTAACGGCTGGGGCTGCAAATGCACCATCCGGCAGGTCAGCCGGATGGAGTATGCACAACTGGCGGCACAGGGCACCATTCACACCGAAGCGCCGGAAATCAGAACCGTCCGCTGGGTGAACAAACGCACGGGCGAAGAGGAAGAGGTGCCGGAAGGGATTGATCCGGGCTGGAACTACAACCCCGGCATAAACCGTGAGCAGGAGCTGGCGCGCCAGCTGGCGGCCAGACAGGCCCGTTTTGACAGTGAATAACCCTCCCGCCGTAAATCCCCCTGAAACGCATCAGAAACGCGTTTTTTCTTCTGATGGCGTGAATGTGCATTCTGACTTTTTTGAAGGTGCTGTGGCGTTTTTGAAGGGGTTTTGAAGGGGGTACTCTTCCCGTTTGCAGTGAAGCCGGTAAATCCGGCTTTTTTTCTGCTTTCCGCATACTGACCGTCGGTAACCCCAAACGACGGAGACTGACATGCAACCGGAACTGCTGGCGCTGTGTTTTTCCCTGCCAGAACCCATCACTGAGCTGACACCTGCTCAACTGCCGGAATGGCTTGAACTCGTTCCTGCGGGTGAGTTCACCGGGCGCGATGGCCGGACGTGGATTAACCGCAATCCGCATGAGGTGGTTGCCCGTTCGTCCGACATCAAAATTCCGGTGGACATTGAACATGCCACCGAAATTAAAGGCCCGCGTGGTGAAGATGCTCCGGCGTATGGCTGGGTGGAAGAACTGCGGGTGACGGACAGCGGCACCATTGAAGGCCGTGTTGTCTGGAGTGAGTCCGCCCGGTGGGTACTGAGTGAGCGCCGCTACCGCTATTACAGCCCGGCGTTTTTCCATGACGCGGACGGTGTGGTGACGCGCCTGTCCAGCGTCGGGCTGACCAACAAACCTAACCTGGATTTTCCTGCACTGAATACGGAGAAAAACCCGATGACAGTACCTGTGCAAATCACCGGCCTGCTTGGGCTGGCTGAATCCGCCACGGTGGACGATACCGTGGCCGCCATTAAACAACTTCAGGAGAGCGAACAGGTGGCGCTGAACCGCGCACAGACGCCTGACCTGACGAAGTTTGTGCCGGTGGAAACCCACAATCTGGCACTGAACCGTGCCGAAACCGCAGAACAACGCCTTCAGCAGCTGGCAGAACAGGAAGCCGTGGCGCTTGTGGATGCGGCCATCGAGGCCGGAAAAGTGGCCCCGGCAAACCGGGACATGTTCCTTGCCACCTGCCGCACGGAAGAAGGCCGCAAACAGTTTGCGGAATACACCAAAGGCGCACAGCCACTGGTGAACAACGACAAGCCCAGCCAGGGCAAGGATACCCCCGCGCAGACACTGACCGACGCCGAACTGGCGATGTGCCGCAGCATGGGGATTACCGGGGAAGAGTTCCTCGCCGCTAAACCGAAACAGGAGAATAACTGATGGGAGCAGTCACTTCCGAAGTCCTTCACGCGCTGACCACCTGCCTGAGCGCCGCCTTTACCCGTGGACTGAGTGGTGTCGAGCCACAGTGGCAGCGTATCGCCTCTGAGGTGCCGAGTTCGTCCGCCTCCAACACCTACGGCTGGATGAAGGATTTACCGGACATCAAGGAGTGGGTTGGTTCCCGTCAGCTGGCAGAGCTGGATGGTTATGGTTACACCATCACCAACAAACTCTGGGAAAGTTCCATTCGCGTTAAACGCGAACATATTGAGGATGACCAGATTGGTCAGTACAGCATTACCGCTGAACGCTATGGCCGTATGACTGCCGTGTTCCCGGACAAGCTGTGCTATGCCCTGCTGTGCAACGGGTTTAAAACCAAATGTTTTGACGGGCAGAACTTCTTTGATACAGACCACCCGCTGGGAGGCAGCACGTACAGCAATGTTGTCGGCACACCTTTATCAGACCAGGGCGAGCCGTGGTTCCTGATTGATGATTCTCAGGTGCTGAAACCCATCATCTGGCAGACGCGACGCGCCTTTAAGTTTGAAGCCCTGGACGATCTGAACAGCGAGCACACCTTCAAGAATAACGAGTTCCTTTACGGGGTGGACGGTCGCTGCAATGCGGGCTTCGGCTTCTGGCAGACCGCCGTCGGTTCCCGTGCGGCACTGACGGCAGAGAACTACGAGAAAGCCGGAAATCTGTTGCGGGGTATGAAGGGCACCAACGGTGAACCGCTGGGCATCCGCCCGACCACCCTTGTGGTGGGGCCGAAAAACCGCGCGAACGCGAAGCGCATCATCGACGCCATGCTGGTCAACGGCGGCGATTCCAACATCTGGTACAAGGATGTGGAGATCGTGGACAGCCCGTTCATCACCACCCCGGCATAACCCGTCATCCGTAAACCCCGGTTAAAAGGTGCTGTGAATGCCCTTTTAACTCCCTTTTAAAAGGCAGAGCCATGAGTGAAAAAGCAGAAACAAAAAGCACGAAAACCGCAAAGAACAGTGCAGCACAGGAAAACCCGGCACCGCTGGCAGACGTTATTGTGGCTGACAGTCAGGCGAATGAACCACATCCGGCTGAAGACCCGGTTACTGTACAGGGTGACGCCCCTGTCCGGCTGAACGTCCGGGCCATGTCTGAAAACGGGTTCTGGCGCTGTGGCCGTTTCTGGTCACATGCCGGTGAGGATGTGGAAGTGACCGCAGAGGTGGCTGCCCGTCTGATGGTCGATCCGGATCTGATTGTCCGGAAAGAGGAGTAACGCTGATGGGGTACATCACGCAGGAAGACCTGTTACGCGCCGACGGCAACCTTGTCTGGAACATGGCGATTGACCGTGAAACCAACGGGCTGGACGAGGACAAAATCCGTCAGGCTATCAGTGATGCCGAAGCGGAAATTGATTCGTTTCTGTCCCGCCGCTATCAGCTGCCGCTGGGCGTGACGGAGCTCCCCCGTCCGCTACAACGCGTGGCGGTGTCGCTGGCGTTTTACTGGCTGTCAGAGCGTGACAACCAGATTACGGAGCTGATCCAGAAACGCTATGACGATGCCATTAAAACCCTGCGTGAGATGGCGAACGGCACCCGTGAACTGGGCCTGCCGACGTATGCCGCCCCGGCTGAAACCGACCACGGGAAGATTATTGTGGTGGGGGCCAATGCCCGGCTGTTCACCCGTGACAACCTGAAAGGGGTGCTGTGATGGGGATATCCGTTCAGGTCAGCGGTGACCAGCGGCTGGAGGATATCCGCCGTGCCGTTGAAAAGCTGGCGGATGGTTCATTGCAGGCAGAGCTGCTGGAGAGCATCGGTGCGGTGGTGGAATCACAGACCCGCCGCCGCATCATCGATGAGAAAACCAGTCCGGGCGGCGAACGCTGGCCGGACTGGTCTGACGGGTACAAAAAGACCCGCCACGGCAACCAGAGCCTGCTGCGCGGTGAAGGCCATCTGCTGGAGAGTATCCAGTACATCGTGGAAAACCGCGTGGTGCGTATCGGTTCACCGCTGGAGTATGCCCGCATCATGAATGACGGCTTTTCCGGCAGCGTGCCGGTCAGCGCCCACAAACGGCTTGTCTCGCAGTGTTTCGGGCGGGCGCTGAAATATCCGGTCTGGCAGACCGTCGGCGCCCATCACCGCATGATGAACATTCCACAACGTGAATTTCTGGGGCTGTCTTCTGCCAACCAGCAGGAGCTGCAACAGGTTATCCGTCATTTCTGGAAGGAGGTTCTGCCATGACAGAACAACGCCCTGAACTGCGCACACCGGGGAGCACCGTTGCTGCCGCAGAGCGTATTGTGGCCTGGCTGCAGACGGCCCTTCAGGGGGACACCCCCGACCGGGCCAGTGTGGTGGAGCGCCATATCGGCCAGTTCAACACCCCGGAGGAAGTGAAACGCTATCTGTCCGGGCGCACCGGCTGTATCCGTGTCGCGGCCCTGCGCGTCCGGGATATCAACCCGCGCGGCGGGCTGTCCGGTCTGGTCACCTGGGTGGCTTACATCATGGCGACGGATTCGTGGGGGTATTCCCGCGACGTGCGCTGTGAAGTGCTGGCCGGAAAGGTGATCAAACGCCTGCTGTCGTCGGATGCCACAGAGGGCATGGGAGCGGAACGCCTGGCCGCTGACGTGCGGGCAGACAACATTTACTCCGTCAGCCTTGACGGGCTGGGCGTCACCATGTGGGCGGTGACGTGGGAGCAGGAATTCCGGCTGGATGAAGAGATTGATCTCGCCGCGCTCCCGGACTTTCTGCGCCTCGGGGCAACGCTGCGCTGCGGCGAACACACTGAAATTAACGACGTGATCCATGTACGGGGTGACGATGGAACAGAAACTGATTAAGCCAGCGCGGGAAAACGTCCGTGTCCGCAGACCGGATGGCGCGCATTTATCCCCGGAAGGGGAACGCCTCGACGTCGGGGCGTACTGGCGACGTCGTGAAGCCGAGGGGGATGTGGTGATTGCTGACATTCCGGCAGAAACATCCTGCCCTGAAACCAAAAACCAGAAACGAAAGAGGAAGTAAATCTATGTCGCTGGGTTCAATTCCTGATGATATCCGCGTCCCGCTTGTCTGGATCGATATCGACAACTCACAGGCGCTGGAGGGGGCATCCGCGCAAAGCCGGAAGATTCTGGTCATGGGCCATGCGGTATCGTCCGGCAGCGCAGACGCCCTGTCACTGACCCGCATCACCAGTGACAGCCAGGCCGACCAGCTTTATGGCAAAGGGTCAATGCTGGCTGAAATGCTCAGAATGCTGCGCCGGGCCAACACGTACACGGAAACCTGGGCAATGCCGGTTGCCGCGCCTGAAGGCGCTGCCGCAAAAGCCACGCTGACCGTGCAGGGGGCGGCGACAGAAGCCGGAACGGTGGCGCTACTGATTAACGGCGTGTCCGTTCAGGTGAGCGTGAGCGCCGGGGCCACCAAAGAAACCATCGCCAAAGCCATTGTGGCGGCGGTGGCGAAAAAGCCCGCCACGCAGGTAACCGCTGCGGTGAAAGACAGCAACACCGACACCGTGGAGCTGACCGTGAACTGGCACGGCGTCACCGGCAACGGGGCAGACGTTCGCCTGAACTACTACAGCGGGGAGGCCTTCCCGGCAGGTGTCAGCGTGACGGCCACCACCTTTACCGGCGGCACCGGGACACCGGAAATGGCGGTGGCCGTTGCGGCCATCGGCCCGGAGTGGTTCACCGATATCATCGCCCCGTTCACCGACACGAAAAGCCTGAACACCCTGCGCGATGAACTGCTGAACCGCTGGGGGCCGCTCAAAATGATGGAGGCGCAGCTGTGGACGGCGTTTCGTGGCACACACGGCGAGACCGGCACATTTGGTGAAACCCGCAATGACTGGCTGATTAGCTGTATCGGCACCAGCCTGTCACCGCATCCGGCGTGGATGTGGGCCGCATCATACGGCGGCACGGCAGCTTACCACCTTGCCATTGATCCGGGGCGACCGCTTCAGACGCTGGTGCTGAAAGGCATTCTGCCGCCTGCCCGTAACGTCCGCTGGGATATGCCGGAACGTAACCTGCTGCTGCATGACGGTATTGCCACGCATATGGTGGATGCCGGGGATAACGTCTGCATCGAGCGCGAAATCACCATGTACCGGGTTAACCAGTACGGGGATGCGGATGTGTCGTACCTTGATGTGCAGTCGCCCGCCATGCTGGGCCGTATTCGTTACATCATCAAAAACCGTTTCTCGAACCGTTATCCGCGCCACAAGCTGGCGGATGATGACGTGCTGGACTCGCTGGATGCGGGGCAGCCGGTGATGACGCCGAAACTGTGCACCTCAGAGCTGCTGGATATCTGCCAGACCGAACTTATCCCTGCGGGCCTTGTGGAGAACTTCAGCGATTACAGGAACACGCTTCAGGTGGTACGCGATAAAGCCGATAAAAACCGCCTGAACTTTATCTGCCACCCGAATCTGGTGAACCAGCTGCGTGTGCTGGCAGGCCTGATTCAGTTCAAACTTTAAGGGGGCCGCATGGCAAAAATTCTTGGCATGGCGACCATTCGCGTGAATGGCCGCGAAATCAAAACCGAGGGGAAATCCACGCTGAATCCGGGCGGCTTCAGCCGCACCCAGCATATGGGCGGCGGCAAGGTCTGGGGCATCTCCAGCAAGATGGCCTCGCCGTCCATCAAAGTGACCATTGCGGCGGCAGCGGATATGGACGTGATCGAAATCAGCAGCTGGGAGGACGTCACGGTGATGTTCTACGGCGACAACGGCCTGAACTACATGATGACGGGTTCCGCCACGGATAACCCGGCGGAGCTGGACGAGGATTCCGGCACCATCAGTGCCAACTTTATCGGTGAAAAATGCGTGAAGGTGTGACATGGCCGCAATGGAATTTGAACTGAAACACGGGCTTCTGACCGGCAAAGGCACGGCAGATGAAACCCTGCATAAAACCGTGAAGCTGCGCGAGCTGACTGCCAGCGATGTGATTGATTCACAGCTTGCCGCAGAGCGCGTGGTGCTGGGGGAGAACGGAAAGGCGGTGGCCTACTGTTCTGAAGTTCTGATGGGGCTGGAGATGATGCGCCGCCAGGTTGCGGCCATCGGCAGCATTCCCGGCCCGCTGGACATGAAACAGCTGCGAATGCTCCACCCGGCAGACCTTGAACTTATCAGCACGAAAGCCGCTGCGCTGGATGACATGCTTGAGGAGGTGGCAGCGCGGGGGCGAACTGATGCCGCTGGCGGCGGCACTGATGAACCTGCTGGTTAATCTTTCTCAGCGATTCAGCATTCAGCACCTGGAACAACTGCCCCTGCGGCAGTTGTTCCGCCTGATAAAGCAACTGGAGAAGCAGTATGGCAACAGGTAACCGTCTCAGCACGGAAATCATGATCAACCTTGCCGGGAACCTGACCGCCAAAGCCCGGCAGTACGGGGCGAACATGTCGCAGTTCGCCCGGAACCACCAGAAGGCCATGCGCCTTGTCAAAGCCACAACGGAGGCCGCCACGCGTGGCCTTGACACGCTGGGTAACCGCTACACGGCGATGATTGCCGGTTTTGCGGGTAGCGCCATGATGCGTGAGTTTGCCCAGGTAGATCGCCGGATGACCCGTATTGGTATTGCCGCAGAAAAGACGCGCGACGAAATGGCACAGATGCTGAATGGTATTCAGGACACCGCCATCAAATTTAAGGTTGATGACAGTGAACTGATAAGCGCGGTGGAAAAAGTTGGCACAGTAACAGGCGAAATTGAGTTTGGCATCAAGAACAAGGATGTTATGGCGGCCTCCATCGCGGCTTCAGGAAGTGAAGGCGAGTTCATTGGCTCGCTGTTTTCCCTGTTTACGAAGTTTGGCATTAAGAATGAAGACGACTCACTGAAAGCAATGGACACCCTGAACCTGCTGGGGAAGGAAGGTGCCTATGAATTGAAAGACTTTGCAGAAAAATCTACCCGCGGGATGTCGCTGTATGCCGCTGCGGGTGGACGGGGCGTACAGGGGGTTAAGGATTTTGGTGTTGTAATGGAATCTGCTGTGGATGCCACCGGGAACCGTGATACAGCGGCCACAACAGTGGAAAATTTCATAAAAGATTTGCAGAACCCGAAAGTAGTCAAAACGCTTAAGCATAATGGCATTAACGTATTCGATAACAAAGGCAATATGCGTTCATTGCCCCTTCTTCTTCAGGAGATTGCCGCCCGCTCGGGAAGTAAAGGTGCAGAAATACAATCCAAACGGCTGGATGAAGCCGGATTTCTTGATGATGCAAAAATGCTAATCAAGTCGGTAACGTCCGGCAAAGGCGCAGAGAACCTGCAACGTTATATGAAAGTTACCGGCGATGGTAAAGGCATCATGAAAGATGCCGCGTATGCCGCACAGGATTTTACGTCGGCAATGCAGGCACTGGAAACCAGCTGGAAAAAATTCTCGCATAACCAGCTGGCAAAACCCGTTCAGGAACTGGCTGATGCCATCAACAGCGTCGACCAGAACACCGTCCAGAACTGGTTGCAGGTCGGTAAGTATATGGCGATTGCGCTGGGCGGCATTATCGCCATCAGAAAAACGTACCAGTTCGGTAAAACCATCCACGACATCATGAACCCCAAAGGGAAAGGCAAAGGAATACCCGGCAGCATTACTGATGTTTTCGGTTCCGGTGTGATGCCGGTTTATGTGGTCAATATGGGCAGTGGCGGGATGAATGGTAATACCGGCGGTCTGCCGGATGCGCCGGATTCACCGCGCAATCCCCGCAACTCCCGTAACCGTGGAGGAAAGGCAGGTAAAGGCGCTGGCATCATTGCCGGTGCTCTGGAGTTTTACGATTTTCTGACCACGCAATACGCCCTGCCGGGCGAGATTGACAGTCTCACAAAATCCGTTGCCGGTGCCACCGACGCCAGCCCGTGGGAGCGCGAGTTCGCGCAACAAAGTCAGGACAATCAGCAGGCACTGGAATCCGTCTGGCGTAAGGTAACAGACTGGGTTGATTCATTAAGCGAAAAAAACATCGGCGGAATGCCGTCATGGGGTGGAATGCAGCCATCACAGCTTGCGCCGTACCTTTCCCAGCAGTTGCAGGGCGAAATCCGTGTGGTGGTGGAAGGTGACGCCCGCGTGAAAAGTGTCAAAGTGGATCAACCCGGCGTCAGACTCAGTGCGCAGGCAGGCATCACCAGCGTGGAGCAGGGTTAATGGCAACGAGCAAAGGCAAATGGAACGGACTGCGCGACGCCTCGTTTCGCGGCGTCCCCTTCTTTCTGGTGGATACGGAAGGCACCGGTGGCCGTCGCGCCATTCCCCGCGCGTATCCCCGGCGCGAAACCGCCTGGACGGATGATAACGGGGCCATTCCGGGGCAACAGCAGATTAACGCAAAGCTGCTGGGTAAAAACTTCCGGGACGATTTAAACGCCCTTTTAGACGCGCTCAGTATTCCCGGCCCCGGCGAGCTTATCCACCCGTGGTTCGGGATACAGACCGTACAGGTGGGTAAAGTCACCCATCGCCTCAGCACGGAGGAAGACGGCATTGCGTATGTCTCCTTTGAAGTGTTTGAGGCGGGCGAGCGCCTCTTCCCGTCTGCGGCGGATAACACGCAGCAGGAAGTCCTGACGGGCATTGATGCGGTGAAAGCGGCTATTGCGAAGGGGGACTGGTTCGGCGCACTTGACGGGCTGGGAGACATGGCCGACAGCCTTCTGGCCGACATGGAAAACCTTGTGGCTAACCTGCCCACGTTGCCGACAGCACTGAATCAGTGGATGGACAGGCTGAACCATTTTAAGGAGATGGCCGGAACCCTCATTGCCACGCCGGGGCATCTGGTCAGTGAGCTGTCTTCGCTCATCGACGGCGTGGTTGATCTGGTGACGGAACCTCCCGAAGCCCTGGCGGTTTACACGACATTACGCAACCAGTGGGCCGGAGAGCGCGCCCGACAGGTTGCCACCGGCGCACTGCCGGAAGATATCACCGTGACGCCCGGCAGCGTGGCGGACGGAAAACCCGGTTTCGCCATCGGACTGTCACCGGATTATCAGCCGGTATCTGGCAGCCTGCAAAAGAACATTGACGACTTCCGCCAGGTGGTTGTGCTGGAAACCCTGCTGGGACAGGCAAATGCCGTGGCCTCGATGACGTTCGATACCAGTGATGCGGCGTTATCTGCCGGTGACACGCTGGCGGCTGAACTGCATGAGCAGGCAGTGGCGGCGGTGGAAAATAACCAGAGGACATTATGGCGAACGCTGCGCGATTTACGGCAGGCCGTGATCACGGATGTCCGCGAACGCGCCTCCCGCCTGCCGGAAACCCGGCAGGTGACGCTGACCACAACCACCACGGCGGCGCTGCTGGCATGGCGTGAGCATGGTGACACAAACCGACGGGATGAAATCGTGCAGCGTAACCGTCTGCGCCATCCGTCATTCATCCTGCCGACGCAACCTGTGGAGATTACCGACTGATGGAATCTGTTGTTCTTACCGTTGACGGCAAACTGTGGGAAGGCTGGACGGAGATGTCCGTCAGCCGTTCCCTGAAGGCAATCGCCGGAGAGTTTGATCTCAGTGTGACCACCCGCTGGTCGGCGGCGGCACCGCGCGTGATACGTGAGGGGCAACCCTGCACAGTCAGGCTGGGGGCGGATACCGTGCTGACGGGGTATATCGATGATTTTATTCCTGGCTATGACGCGGAAAACGTGGAGATTCGTGTCATGGGGCGCGACAAAACCGGCGACCTGGTTGACTGCTCCGTGGTGCATTCGTCCGGGAAATGGAAAGGCGTGCGGCTTGAACAGGTGGCGGCTGACGTCTGCCGCCCGTTCGGGATCACCGTCATCACGGAAACCCCGACCGGAGAGGCGTTTGCGTCTGTCGTTCTGGAACAGGGTGAAACGGGGTTTGAACTGCTCGACCGGCTGGCAAAACAGCGCGGCGTTCTGCTGACATCTGACGGGGCGGGTAACCTGATTATCACCCGCGCCTCTTCCGTTCGCGCGGGCGTGTCGCTGGTGCTGGGAAAGAATATCCTCGCCGCCCGTGGACGCTTCAGCTGGCGGGAGCGTAACAGCCAGTACATCATCAAGGGCACCACCAGTGCCGGGGGCAAACTGTGGGACAGCCAGCCTGCCTCGATGGTGGGCGGTCGCCAGTACATCACCGAAGACCCGGAAATTAACCGTTACCGCCCGCGCATTCTGGTCAATGAAGACAGCCTGACCGTGGGCGGGGCCAGTATTCGCGGGGAATGGTACAAAGCCCGGATGCTGGGGGAATCCCGCACGACGGAAATCACGGTGGCAGGCTGGCGCGAACAGGGCGACAGTGGCCCGCTGTGGCAGACCAACCGCCTTGTCGATATCGACGACACCATTCAGAACCTGAAAACCACCTGGCTGATATCCGGTGTGACCTGGACGGATGGCGCACAGGGACGGATGACGGTTCTGGCGCTGGTTCCGCCTGAATCACTGGACATGCCGGAAATGAAAGCGAAGACGAAGAAAACAAAGGCGGTGGCGACATGGGATTAAACGCAATCGCCCGCCGCCTGCGGCTGATGGTTGACCGCGCCATTGTCCGCATGGTGTCTGACAGCACGGAGCGGCAGAACCTTCAGATTCAGACGCTGGCAGATGCCACCGATGACGATGTGGAACGCTTCCAGGACTACGGTTTTACCTCGGTGCCGCCGGAAGGTTCCGAGGCCATTGTGCTGGCCGTGGGCGGACGGCGGGACGGGCTGGTTGCCCTTGCGGTGGAGGACAAGCGATGTCGCCCCAAAGGGCTGTCCCCCGGCGACGTCCGGCTGTATCACCGGGACGGCAAATCACACATCACCCTTAAAGAAAACGGCGTTATTGAAATCACAGGAGAACGGGTAAACGTTTCAGGGAAAACGGTAAATCTCACCGCCGACGAATTGCTGAATATTATCGGTAAACAAATGAAATTCGTCGGTCCCTGTGAATTTACTGAAGATGTCAGAATCAACGGCAAATCATTCAGCGAACACATTCATAAGGACGGCGACAATGAGAAGACATCACCGCCCGTATGACGACAGGAATCCGCTGGAATAACATGCTCTCACGGGGTGACATCGCCGTCACCCATAACGGCCTCTCACGGGATGAGGGGCTGATCACTCAGGTTCTTATCTGCCTTTTCACCGATGCCCGTGCTGATGACGATGACGTCATTCCTGATGGTTCAGGCGACCCGCGCGGCTGGCCGGGCGACACGTACAGCGATTTTTCATGGGGCTCCCGCCTGTGGCTGCTTGAGCGCGAAAAACTGACGGAAGATGTCCGCCTGCGCGTGGAGGATTACGCGCGGCTGTCCATGCAGCCACTGCTGCGGGCCGGTTACGCCCGTAATGCCACCGTCACGGCCAGCATTATCGCCCCTGACCGTATTGCCTTTCAGGTGGTGTTAACCCGCCCGGACAAAACCACGCTCACAATCGACATCACCCGCCGATGGGAGGTCACGATTAATGCCGTATGAAATCCCCACGCTGGGCAAACTGATTGCCGACGGCGAAAAAGATATTGCGTATGAGCTCGGCCTGCAAAAGCTGCCGCCCGTGAGCGTTGAGCAGGCGCTGAACGTGTCATTCAGCAGTCAGGTACGGGATTTATACGACCATCAGAGCTGGATCAAAGACCAGATAATCCCGTCCACCACGTCTGATGACGAAACCATTATCAAAACAGCGACGTATGAAGGGGTTATCCGCAAACAGGCCACCTTTGCCCGTGGGCCGGTGACTTTCACCAGTCAGTCTCCCCTTCCGGCAGAAACCCGGATGCAGTCCGACACAAACCGGGTGTATCAGGTGCTCACATCCGGCGAGGTACAGGACGGCGAGGTCACCGTCATCGTGCAGGCTGAAGACGCCGGTGTGGCGGGCAATCTTGCCGCCGGTGCCGTGCTGACCCTGTTGTCCCCGCTGCCCGGAACGGGCAGCACGGGAGCGGTGGCTGGCGGTGGCATTACCGGCGGCGCGGATATCGAATCCATTGCAGAGCTGCTGGATCGCCTGCTGTATGTGCGCCGCAATCCCCCGGTGGGCGGCGCACTGCATGATTTTGTCATATGGGCGCGTGAAGTGCCGGGCGTCAGCCGCGCGTGGGCGTGGGATGCATGGCACGGCCCCGGCACGGTGGGGCTGGCGTGGCTGTACGATGACCGTGAAGACATTGTCCCCACCCGTGGCGACCTGAAGACAATGGAGCAGTATCTGTTCTGCCACAAACACCCGGCCACGGGCGTGATGGTGGGCAAGCCGGGCGGCATTGAGGTCTGGCCGGTACAGGTCAGACTGAAGAAAATCGACCTGTCCATCCGTCTGACACCGGACAGCCAGGCGAACCGGAACGCCGTCCGGGCCAGCCTGACCGCGTTACAGAAAACGCTGGCCCCCGGTCAGATGCTGCCGGTGTCCTCGCTGCGCACGGCCATCGGTATGACGTCCGGCATCACGGATTACTTCCTCAACACCGGGGAAGACACCACCTGTGATGTGGATGAACTTATCACCATCGGGGAGGTGACATGGCTCACAGCGTGACGGAATGGCTGACCGCCCTGCAACAGGTCATGCCACGGGGTAAGGCATGGCCGCGTGATAACGACGCGGATTTAAACCGCTTTTTAAGGGCGCTTGCAGAGCGTTTAACCCGCGTTGAATACGACGCCTCGCGCCTGCATGTGGAGATGCGCCCGGAAACCACGCTCCGGCTGCTGCCGGAGTGGGAGCAGTATCTGGCGCTGCCGGAGTGCGGGATTGCCGCCACCACAACGGAAGCCCGCCGCCGGGCCGTGGTGGAGAAATACCGCCGCAAGGGCGGTCTGGCCACCTGGCAGATTGAAGCCGCTGCGGCGGCGCTGGGCTTCACCATTAAGGTGACAGCCGTTCTGCCGCACCACTGCCTGCGCGACTGTATGTATCCGCTGCATCCGGCGCGGTATCGCTGGGTACTGAAAGTGGAAGTCCCGGATAAAGATGCCGGGCGGTTTACCTGTATTGATGGCGTCATGACGCCGTTAATCAGCGAACGCACCCGCGAGCTGGAATGCCTGCTGAAGCATTACCGGCTGGCGGGTACGGGATATGAGTATTACTACACCGGAGAATAATGCATGTTTTATGTGGATAATCCGACGGGCGTGCCGGTGATGCCGCCCGTCGCGGCGGTATCAAGCCTGACGACCCTTTATTTTACCGAAGGCGGGAACAATATTCCGCCCACGTATCCGGGGCCGGACTGGTTTAATATTATTCAGTCTGAATTACTGGAAATACTCCGGCAGGCAAATATCAAACCGGACAAAAACACAACCGACCAGATTATGACGGCGCTGAAAAAACTGTTTATTACGAACAGTGGTTCAGCCGGTGCCATTGCCGGATTAACAGGCCAGAATAATACGTTCCCGTATTTTACCGGCGAAGACACAATGGCATTAACCCCGCTCAGTGCTTTTGTACGCGGTATTCTGGGAAAGAATGACGCTGGCGAATTTATTAAAGCAATCGGACTGTCTGCGGACACTCTGTCATCAAAAGGACAGGTGGCGGCATTAAGTAACAATACGCAAGGGACTGTCGGACTTCAGATGTATGAGGCTTACAATAATGACTACCCCACGCCTTACGGTAATGTTCTGCACCTGAAGGGGGCGACAGCATCGGGTGAAGGGGAGTTGCTGATTGGCTGGAGCGGTACGAGTGGCGCACATGCCCCGGTTTATATCCGCTCAAGACGAGACGCCGCTGAAGCAAACTGGTCTGAATGGGCACAGGTTTTTACATCAAAAGATAACTTCAACGCAGCAACAGCCACAAAACTTCAGACGGCCCGCAAGATTAACGGCGTCCCCTTCGATGGCTCCAGGGATATCACCCTTTCTGCCGGAATGTCACAGCACGATGCGGACGCCAGATACCTTCAGAACCTGCAACGTGGCGCGCCGGTATCACCGGGGAAGATTGATGAGTATGGCCCGGCAGAGGCTCCGGTGGGATGTTTTTTGTCGAACTGCCGACACGATGCCACCACCCGTTACGGGGTGCTTACCACATACCGTCCCTTACAGATGTATATCAACAATGCCTGGCGCACAATTAACGGCTGACTGTCCGGGGTAATTTTATGGAACTCAAAAACGTAACGATTTATTCACCGGAAGAGAAACCCTTTGGTGATGGCTTTCTTTATTTCCGTAGCGAAGATGGCAGGGATTTTTACGAATCCTTTGACCTGTTCACCAAAAAATACAAATTATGCACTGAACCGGATACCGGCATTATCCGTTCAATGCATGAAGATATTTCCCGCCTTTATCCTGCCGGATTTACGGTAGTTGAGGTGGACGAGTTGCCTGATGGTGTTGATATTTACGGGGGATGGCAATACCGGAACGGCATTGTGACGACCACTCCGGACTACTACGCAAATAAGGCTGAAGCAGAGCGCCAGAAACGCCTGTCTGAAGCGGAAGATATTATTGCTGACTGGAAAACAGAGCTGGGGCTGGGGATTATCAGCGAAGAAGATAAAACCCGTCTTACGCAGTGGATGCCTTATATCAGGGCCCTGAAAGCGCTTAATTTCGACACCATCACAGATGAATCCTCACTGAATGCCATCAACTGGCCGGAGCGTCCCGATGCCGCAGCTTAAAGGTGTGATTAAAACGCCCACGGGGGAACCGCTGGGCGGCGCAACCATTACGCTGACCTCCCTGCACAATCGCGCGGGGATTCTGAAAGGTGTTTTCAGCCACGTCACCACACAAAGCGGGGAGTATGACTTCCCCGTTCTGCCGGGCGTGTACAGCGTTCGTCTGACACAAAGCGCACAACGCCTGTCTGAAATTGGCGTCATCCGCGTTTATGAAGATTCCGGGGATGGCTCCCTGAATGACTTTCTGGGCGCAACCGATATTGACCTGCGCCCGGAAGCCCTGAAGAAATTCGAGGCGCTGGCCCAACAGGCACAGCAAAGCGCAGAAAAAGCCGGTGAGCACGCGAACGCTGCTGAACAGGCCCGCCAGGATACAGAAACGCTCGCCGGGGAAATACGGCAGGATGCAGAAGCGATTGCAGGCAATGTGCAGAAGGCTGAAAAACTGGCGTCTGAAACCGCACAGAATGCCGCCCGCGCAGAGCAGGCCGTCAAGGATGCCGACATGATAGTCCAGAAAGCGGTCGATAAACTCGGTGAAGCTGCAACGCTGACCGGTGAGGCTAAGGCCAGCGCCGAAGCAGCAGCCCGGAGCGAGCAGAACGCAAAAGGTCACGCTGATAATGCAGCCGGAAGCGCACAGCAGACCGCGCAGGATGTGACCGCCGCCACCACGGCCCGCCAGGATGCAGAACGTTTTGCTTCCTCCGCAAAACAGAATGCGGCCACAACGGCGGAGGACAGGAAAGCCACCGCAGAGAACGTAAAACAGTCAAAGGAAAACGCCACCGCATCAGCACAGAGCGCACAGGATGCGGCCGGGTCTGCGAGCGCAGCAGCACAGGCAAAAAACGAAATTGATGTCACGCTGGCGGGCACCCTGAAAACGGTCAACCATTTGTCAGAAATTGCGGCAGCAGGTGCGGAGGCACAGCAGGAATCCCGCAACCATCTGGGACTGACAGTTGCAGCCACAATGGCTCCCCAGAACGCCCCCCACGACCGCACCGCAGGCTGCCTTGCCATTCCCGGTATGTTCGGGTTCGGGAAAATATTTTCCTACAGTGAAAAAGTGGATTTTAAAACAGACGCGGATTTTTTCCGGTGGGTAAAAACGGCGACGCCCGGACGCTATGTCGTTTATGGCGCAGATAAAGTTATTCCCGGAGTCCTGTTCAGCGGCACCGTTGAAATTATCTGGCCAGAACCTCAATCCAATCCCAATCCGGCATACGTAGCCAAAATCATTATTTTCTACGGAGTCAACGGCCATGTTTATTATAACCGCTACTGGACTACCGGAGATGGTTATCTGACTGGCTGGGAGAACCTGAAGGTCAACGAGGCTTCACTCAGGGCGCTGATTGAAACCCGTGCTCCGCTGAACAGTCCGGCACTGGCCGGAACACCGACGACCCCCACACCGGATTTAAGTGCCACTGGCCGTGAAATTGCGAACGCGGCTTTCGTCCGGGCGTTAATCGCCTCACTGGTTGACGCCGTACCGGAGACGCTGAACACACTGAAGGAGTTAGCCGACGCGCTGGGCAATGACCCGAATTTCGCCACAACCATGACGAATGCACTGGCGGGCAAACAGCCGTTGAGCGACGTGCTGACGGCAATCAGCAAACTGACACAGCGGGCAGATAACCTTCTGTACTTTAATCCGGACGGAGAGGCCTCGCTTGCTACGCTGTCAGAAAAAGCCCGTTCACTGCTGGCGCAGACCACGCCGGAAACCATGCGCAGGGTGCTTGAACTGAAAGCGGCTGCGGCAATGGAACCCCAGACCGGCATCCGCGACCGCACACCTGGCAGGCTGGCGCTGTCCGGTATGTATGGATTTGGTCAGGCATTCACCAGCGCCGACACCCTGAAATTTAACGGGCAGTCTGATTTTGCCGAATGGATGAAAGGGGTAACACCGGGTCGTTATGCGGTCAGTATTGCGGACTCTTCCACACTACTGGCGGGCACCTCGAAATTTAACGGCATCATCGAGGTGATGTGGTCGCCGTTTGATAACGACGAGTCGGACACAACGCGCAAATTCAAAACGCTGCTGTGTTTTAACCAGTATTACGAAGGCGAACACAGTATTCATCGCCTGACTTATCGCTGGAGTGGAGACAGCTGGAATGCAACGGCGAGTCCCGTTATTTACGACGGAGATTCACTGGCGTTCTTACTGTCCCGCACAGCGGGCTCAGGTTCATATTACAAATACCCGGCGGTTGGTGTGCCGGTGCTGGCGGCATATCAGGGAACTGCGACGGGTGATACGCACATAAAAATCGGTCTGGGGGATGTGGTGCCGGGTTCCCGTCTGGGGCCGGTTCGTATCATGTCCATGTTCAGCGAGGCAGAATCATACACCTATACAGCACAACTGACCGTTGGTGGCGCAGGCCGGTACAGTTTTCCGGGGCGTTATATGGCGCTGTCCGGTTATGGCGGCGTGGTTACTAACGGGGCTTTAACGTGTTTGTTTGTGCGCATTGAGTAATGAGGAAATAAGACGTGAGAATCAGAGCGGTAAAAGGCATCAGAAACGCGCGCTATCTGGAAAATGGTGCGGTTGACTGCGAGGTGTTATTTGAAGGTGAAACGGAATTCGTCCCGTATACCGCCATGCAGGACGATACCGCCCCGACAGGCCAGCACATCTGGCAGGAGCTGCAAAGCGGCAAGTGGGGCGCGCCAGCCCCGTTCACCGTCACGCCGGAACTTATCGTAGCGGCAAAGGATGCCAAAAAGCGGGAAATCGAAGCCTGGCGCCGGGAGCAGGAGGCGAAGCCGTTCATATTTGAATGGAAAGGTCGCAACTGGAACGCGGGGCCGGACTCAATGGCCCGACTTTCTCCGGTAATAATGGCATCAAAATCCGATGCAGCACGGGACGTTATGGCGTGGGGTGATGCCGGTAATCAGCAGGTGAAAATGTCGATGCCGGAACTTGAGGAACTGGCGGCGGCGATGGCGCAGGCCAGCATGGACAGGAACAATGAAATTTATCTGCGTCAGCGGGAGATGAAAGAGCGGCTTTCCCTGTTGTCCACACTGAGCGAGGTAAGAGGGTTTACGCCAGGTGGTTAAATAATCAGTTTGTATAGTTTATGACGATCGATAACATCATATCGATCGTCGGTTTGCATCAGTTATGATTAAATACCCCCAGCCCTCCGGGCGGTCATATCTGGTTATTATACAGGGGGAATCATGGACTCTGTTCGCTGTAAGAACTGCAATAAATTACTGTTTAAAGGTGGTTTTAAGCATATAGAAATTAAATGTCCTCGCTGCAAACGCTACATTGTCATATCGAGTGCCCAGGAGCATCCCACGGAGCTGTATTGTGGGAAAAGAGAAGAAATCACGCATTCTGACAAAACCCTGCGTTATTGAGTATGAAGGCCGGATAGTCGGGTATGGTTCCAGAGAGTTGAGAGTGGAAACCATATCCTGCTGGCTGGCCCGTACCATCATCCAGACAAAGCATTACTCCCGCCGTTTCGTGAACAACTCCTATCTGCATCTGGGGGTGTTCAGTGGGCGCGAACTGGTTGGCGTTCTCCAGTGGGGATACGCGCTTAACCCCAGCTCAGGGCGTCGTGTCGTGCTTGAGACGGACAACCGGGGGTATATGGAGCTGAACCGTATGTGGCTGCATGATGACATGCCCCGTAACTCAGAATCGCGCGCCATCAGCTACGCACTGAAAACCATCAGGTTACTCTACCCGTCAGTAGAATGGGTTCAGACTTTCGCAGATGAGCGCTGCGGGCGATCCGGCGTGGTGTATCAGGCATCGAATTTTGATTTTATTGGCAGCCATGAAAGCACGTTCTACGAGCTGGATGGTGAGTGGTATCACCAGATAGCGATGAATGCGATTAAACGCGGAGGAAAACGGGGTGAGTATTTGCGGGCTAACAGGGAGCGGGCTGTAGTACATAAATTTAACCAGTATCGCTACATCAGATTCCTGAACAGGCGGGCAAGGAAGCGGTTAAATACTAAGCTATTCAGGATTCAGCCATACCCGAAGTGACCCCACTTAACGAATAAAAAAGCAGCGGCCAATGCCGCTGTTTCATTTGAAGCGCGAAAATAAAAGTTTTCGCATTTATCGTGAAACACTTTCGCGTTTTTCGTGCGCCGCTTCAGCCGGTAGAACAGCACCCGCTGGTGAATTATCTGCAACATGAAGGGGGCGCCTTATCGAACCCGACGCCGGAGCACTTTTTGCCTTTGCTGTATGTACTTGGCGCCTGGGACGGCAAGGAACCTATCACCATCCCGGTCGACGGTATTGAGATGGGCAGTATAAGTATGTTGTCGGTGCAGGTGGGGTAG